TCATAATCTAAAACAAGCCCACAAAACCACCAACCCAACCCTACAAGTCGCAGCTCAAGCAGCCTGAAGTGTAGTGTTGCGTGGGCCAGCTCTCATGACCTTTACCGGGAAACCTGTATCCTTTAATAGAAGTACCTCACATCTAACCTGGGGTTTCAGCTCTCTCACTCAACATCATCAAATAGCTCATTCGAGTCATCAATCAGAATGGGTGTGGCGGACTCTAAATTGATGGTTGCACGCGGGCAGACTGCACCATCCTGTCGCTCAAGTTTGAGTCGACATATTGATCTTGAACCTATCAGTATGGTGTATTCTGCTAGCGGCAGTACTACTGCACTCGAAGGGAAGATCCAGTTTGGCCGCAGCAGCGTCTTCGCCACACGTGGGAGATGACTGTCGAAAGTTGCATATATGCGCGTCATGATTCTGAACGGTGTATCTGAAGACGTGTTGATGTATTTGCCATAGTTAAGGAGAGCTGTGTCAGTACCCGTCATGTAGGTGATAAGACCACAGGGCTCGTATCGTTCAAGGTACTTGGACGGGTCGAGTGGTGTAAAGTCAGGCTCGAGTGTCATCGCATACGTGTATCCGTTATAGAGGGCAGTACACATCTTCCAGCCTGCAAGCGGCACGGCAGTAACGGCTGCATAGTCAAACCCTGTCCTTATGAGCATCGTGACTTCGCCATCGATAGTCCGGACGCCAAACCCAAGACGCCATCTCTCATCCTTGCATTTCTTGAGAGTCTTGCCACCCCATTCTGGCGGCTTAACACCATGGTAAGTCCGTCCAGCTATGTGCACAGACTGCAGGTGTATGTCAATCTCGTATGATGAAGTAACGGAGAAGTTGAACAGAACCCCCTTTTTGAACACAGTCGTGTTATGGAACATCATAATGGGAAGCCCCATCGGACTGTCGAACTTGAGACCGCACATCCTGTCTGTTCGCTCCGACACAATCAGCCATCTCTTGTATTCATCATGATCCATGGAGACAATCAGACGCTCCGAGTCTCTAGGCTGTCTGCCAACTGTCACGCCAACATGCCTCAGTGCATTGATTACAGACTTTGAGTGCTCTGGCCTGCGGAAGTATCCCTCGCCCATCTTGGTAGGCATCAGCAGCCTCTTCCGCATAGGTGTCGGATGCACTGTCACCTTCGCAATTGGGTTCATCTGCTTCAGAGACAACAGTATGCCCTGCTCTATAGGAGTGGTCATGCACTTTTGAATGTGTCTGATGAATCCGCTAGACATCTCACGCCGCCGCTTGACAGCCAGCTGAGGTATGAAAGTCGGATTCATCTTCCCCTTGTTGCGTCGCGACTGTACTATTTGTGAGAGCTTATGATTGACAGTATAAGGTGCACCGAGGAGTGTGCAGTCTGTCACTTTCTTCTTTTCTGTCTTTGCATTGTGTCGCCAGCTCATCAGCCCAACTGTCAGCTCGGCTTCACCAGACAGGACTCGCTCTTTGTTCTCATCAGAGCAAGCATTCCACATAATGCTGTATGCGAGATCATCACGAGGTGAAAACCCGCCTATCAGCTCCTCTAAGCTTGTAGGCCACAGACCGCATGTTGCCATCAGGTCGAAGAAATCCTCTGGCAGCAGCCATCTCGCCTGGAGCATCACTTTGTACATCTCAAGCGCAGACTGACATAGATCAGGAGAGTCACCCCAGGTCAGAGTGGATCTGGCTTGTGACACGGCAGCGATGACATCAGCAATGATTGAAGGAGCGGTGAGGGGCTGTATAGCGAGTACCGAATGAATAGGGGACTGAGTTACAGCACCATGCGAGGCGATAGCTATATTGTTGAATTCGCCACCTCCAGATAGCTCCATCGGCTTTGTTATGCTGTCTTTCATCATGACTTCAGTGCAAGACTGCGAGGGGATCTTATAGATGTACTGAGCAATATCAGATCTTCGATCTTCGTTTACGACATAACCTCGAATGACGTCATCAGACGTGGTAGCCGCAAATGCCTCTGTAATCTGGGGGAAGGTGACCCTAAGCATGTTGTTGAATCCATCGTTGAACGATGTGTTTATTGCTGCAGCAGACAGTGCACCCATGCCTTGCATCTTGTGTTTATAGACCTGCAGCATAATGTGTTTGTTGACAGACTTACCGTTTTGAACCATAACGAATTCGGAGACTGCGCCGGGTGGAATCTTAACGTTACTCGAATCCGCTGGCATGACAACCCAGCGCGAGCGATTCTGCCGGAGTATGGAAGAAGCACAGACTAGAGTGGTGCTTGCAGTTACGCGCGAAAGATGATAGAGTGCAATTGCCATAAACTCTGGCTGCATGTGACCACAGAAGAATGAACGATCTTCAGATCTGATAAAGCCACCCTGGCGTACTATCTTGACTGTCTCTTGTACGACTTTTGCGTACTTCTGTGGGTCACGCATCATGTCGACTGGTGCAGCATCAGTGTACACGCTAGCAAGAGTCTCAGCAGTGTACTGGAACAGTCGCATGTTCTCGTTCTGCTGTGCTATCTCCCGTCTACTCTGCTTGTTCCCTTTGGGATGCAAGGGATAGATATTTCTAAATTTTGGCTTTGTCTTCATCCTCACGATAGCCTGATGAACACACTGTGGGCCATCAAGATATCTGAGCAGTTTATTCACCCCATCAGCTACCCTGTACTTCATGATGAATCCCTGGGTGTTGAATGTCCACGCATTGTGGTCTGTACAGAGGCCACTGAGTCTGAGATCAGTCGATTCTCTTCGCTCGCCAGCCGACGCCTTGAGTGGTTGTGCAACATCATAAGTCAGCCCTGCAAAGAACGGATGGTTGTAGTGCGGGATCTTTGGGGAAGTTGTCATCACTGTCATGAAGTCAAGAACTGTTGCAGTCCCGTTCAGCAGGCCGCGCATGAAGCCGACTTGTATCTCCAGATGTGCAAGTACTGAATCACGCTCTTCTTGCTCAGCAACAATACCGTCCAACACTTTCTGTGTGCAGAGGCCCTTGTCATCATTGAGCCTTACTTTCCACTGCATTGCCAGTGCGATGTCTTTTTCTAGACAGAGTAAGTTGCCCGGGAATCGCCAGAGTGGTGTAGTTCGCTGCCTACCACCAGCTCGTGGGCTAGCGGCATACCGTCGAAGTTTGTCATAGTAATAGTATGTAGGGAAGGCGATCTTGTTGTTTGGAAGAGAAGCAAGTTTAGCGCAGCAAGAGATGACCATAGATGCCGGATCCCCTGAACCAGCCATTTCAGTCAGAGTAAAGAATCTGCACTCGGAGGCAAGTGATGTAGTCATCCAGCTGGAATTCCTGAAGACGTTGGTGTATGAGATGAGTCTGGGGAGCAGCTCGCTTCGCATAGTTGGTGCAACCTGGGACATGCTGACTATCACCTGTGTTATTATCTTGCCCCAGAGTGCTGATGCATAGTGGATGTCATTGTTGTTGAAAGAGAAGGCAGGTGAGACAGAGATACAGCTGGTCTTATGATGCAACAGAGGCGGTACGCCACTAGGGAAGATCTCCTCGAGTGTGTACTCACTCCACTTGCCCACAAGGTCCATGTCGGGCTGAGCAGAAGCCATGAAGAAGCACGCATAGCCATTAACTGCACTACCCTCCTTCTTCCGCCAAGCCACCCCCAGCTGGCAGTAGGGATCGTAGAAAGTCCCCTGTTTCCCAGTTATCTTTGTCATGAGTACGGACTCAGCATAGGTGGCTTGCATGCACTCGTATACCATGATCTGCTCCGTGAACATCCTGACTATTCTGTTGTGTATCTCAGGCATGATAATAGGGTTCGCGCATTTCCTGCTGAGAAGCAACTCAGGGTCATAGTCAGACTTCTGTGTTTTATAACTTGACCATCCCTTTACCATGCCGGGTGTGATTACTGCAGACATCATCTCTTCCTGAAGTACAGGTATCTTTGCAGCACGAGGCAATACTCTGTAAGGGACTGGAGCACGACCGGATGCCTTCTCACCGGAGATGGGGTTATAGCCGTTGAACCGCAATGCAAGCTGCGTACAAAGATCAGAGGCAACTTGCCAAGCAACTTTCCCATCCTGGGCTATGATCCAGTCTTTGTTAACAAGCCAGTATTGCACGCACTTTGACAAGAACTGATAGTGTGACCTCTGCGTGTGTTTCGAACAATCAAATAGCTGGTTGGCGAGCGGAGTATACGGCGAATCCGGCTGGCTCAGTGCATAGTCATCGAACATCCTATAGTCTCCAGAGTCCTCCATCCAGCTAAGTCGAAAGAACTCGTCATAGTCTTCGCCCTCACATAAGAGAGAAGTCAGTGCATACTTGTCAATGACGTAGTCGCTATAAGTCTCTCTCTCTAGCATCCGTCTGCCTGTTATCTCAAAAGTACCGACGCTGGTCTCGACGTCACTGCCATCAGGCGTCTCCAGTATCGAGTCAGAGAAATTTTTTGCTATGATTAGGGAAGCAAGCGAGTGTAGGAACACGCTGAATCCAAGACCAGCTCCTTTGTACTTCACTTCTTCATTGTACACACACGCTAGATGCACGTAGTCTTCGTCTTTGATGGTGCACTTAGCGAATCTTGCCTCATTGCAAGCTCTGCCGACAATATAGGCTCTTTGTGCATCATGTGCATATATGAGACCATCAGAACTGTCGATCATCAACGACACGACTCCCGCTGACCGCTGATATCTAGTGAACATGTCGGGGCCAAAGTCAGTACTAGTGGAAGCTGGAGCAGGCACCGGAGGAGGCACATATGGCATTCGCGTGGCTGCTAAATCTCGCGTCTCATTTGTAAAGAACTCTGGCAGAAGGTCTTCTAGATTCATAAGCTCGTCAAGGCCGAATGAAGTAGACTCATCCATAACTAGTTCTCCCATAGCATCCTCTAGATCAAAGTCAATGAGTGCGTCATCCCAGTCGCCACCAAAGAGTACTGACTTGACTTCATCAGCATCGAGTGGTGCATGTACCAGTTTTTCTTCAGACTCGTGCTCTAGAGGTGCAAAGCTGTTCTCATCAAAGTCAAAGCCTCTGAGATCCTGATGCACTTCAGACACTAGCTCGCGAACAAATTGGACAGCTGCATGCGGCTCTGACTCTTCGGTCTGATCAGCTCGCATCTGAGCTGACATTTCTGTGCTTCAGTATCTTTTTGTCGAATTTGCGGGTGTTGTCTGGTGGTTGAACTCTAGAACTTTTAATTATGATGTTGTCTGGTGGTTGAACTCTAG